ACGCGCAAATCAGTCAGTTGATGATTTAGGTTTCTTTTTCTTTGAAGATGGCGTCCATGTTGCCATGTTTGATAAGACCAACGATGTCATTTCAATCTATAGATCGAGTAGGCCTCCTCATAGATATGACGGCGCTTCATTTGTCGTTGTTTCCGAGATAACTGCCGCATACCTCTTTAAGCACAATGACCTAAATCAAACAGAGGGGTATCTCCCAACAGGGGCATCTAATCGGATGCTTAGAGAGTTTGTGGATGATATAAATGCTTTTCAAGTAATTTACCCACCCACAGGGCCTGAAATTTTCCTCATGGATGAGGCACTGAATAAATTTTTTAGAGTTCCTCTGCGGTTACACACCTAATTTATAATTAGATTGTTGCTTGTTTCATATGGGAGCTGAAATTCCAATTAGCCTGGTTGTCAGTATCGTTGCTGGTGTAGCTTCTGCTATCTTCACACTTGAGAAAAAATTTGATGATTTAAAGAGTAGAGATCAAGAACTTTATCGTCAAGTTGACCAGCGTGTAGATACGATCGAACTTCGGCTTGCAAAGGAGTATGTCGACAAGGATGATTTAGCAACTATTCTCCATCGTCTTGATGATCGCATCGACCGTATGGATTATAAACTAGACCAAATTCTTATTGGTTACAATAAGAACGCTCCTAAAGCTTAATATCATGGGTTTCCTAGAATCCCCTATCTTTTGGATTTGCCTCGGCGCGGTTTCCGAAATTTTGGCACTAATCCCTGCTGAGAAAGTTCAGTCCAACTCCCTGCTTCAACTTGCAATTTCTGCAGTTAACACTGTTTTGAACAAGCGTTCGGGAAAGTAAATATCCCGTCTGACGGGCGTTGGCTTTTCTACTACGATAGTAGATCGCCGCTAGAAAAGTTCAGGCGTTGGGTACAGAGAAATAAGTTTTACAGGACTCTTCCTTCGAAGCTTGACCGAGCTGAGGAGGAGTACTTTCAGCAACTTGATATACCAGAGAAACCTCAGCCTACTTTTACAGAACACGCCCCAGACGGTACAGAGGCCCAACGATTACTAGGTGGCCCTATCCAAGTTTCATATGACTTTGTAGATGATGACTAGCTTCAAGCCTGGCAAACTTGCTGACTTTTTTGCTTACTACAGTGCTGACAATCCTCATCATGTAGCAGCTGTCAAGTCCCTTCAGGAAGAGATTGAAGCGCTGGATCCCTCCTTGATGAAAGATTCCGCCGAGTGGGTTCGTCTATACCGTAGCCAGGCTCTGAGTCCACCTAAGGGCTATTTCACGCCTTTCTTGTTGCAACAGCTTACTGGTTACGACCATAGTTTATTTGAAGCCTTTTTTATCGATGATCTTAATGACTTGATGGAATGCACTGGCTTTGTCAGGCATATTGATGCAATGCGCATGTTGTTTGCAAACCTTGCCCACGAATCTGCAAACTTCAGATATATGATCGAAATTGACCCAGGGTACTACTTAAATAATCGCTTAGATTTAGGCAACCGAATTCCAGGAGACGGACCGAGATTTCGCGGGTGCGGTCCACTTCAGGTTACAGGTCGTACTCACTTTGAGGCCTTTTATAACTGGCTCAGGGAGCACAAAGGAATTGATGATCCTGCAATTGTCGAACGGGGGACAGAATACGTCGCTAATAAATATCCTTTCCTAATTGCGGTAAGTTGGATCGAACGTAATGACCTTTTGAATATCTGTCTAACCCAAGGATTTGAAGCATGCTGTGTAAAAATCAATGGTGGATACAACGGATTTTCGGATCGTCAATACAAATATCAGTTAGCTAAAAAGTTCATCGTATGAGCCGCTCTCTTTCCGGAAACATCTTTGTTATTGGATCCCCAAAAAGAACCCGAATTGGAGATGGACGTCGCGTACGTTCCAACTCCTCTTCGGGTCGTACCAAACGTTCGCCTAACCGCAAGGCGTATCGAGGACAGGGCAAACGCTAATAGCTTTCGTTAAAGCGTTTCCAACCAGTGGCGAGAGCGTAGATTTCAGGGTTGGCTTCCAGAGGAGCCATCTCTGAAAATCCGCGCTTCCAGCCATGATTCTTCATGACGTTCTCGACCTCATCCCTGAGTTCGTTGAGGTCATCTAGCGTCCCCGTAAATCTAAAGCGGACGTATCGAATTTTCTCAGCCATGACGCAATGAATCTTCGCAATACAGCTTTTCGTGAAGTTCGATTGCCTTATCCAAACTTTGTCTCGCTTTGACCAAATCCTCCAGTTGCATCCTCGGCTCCCCTTCATATTTGTAGGGATATCGCTGGATGTATTTGATGGCGTTGATTAAAACGTATTGGAGCAATCCTCCCTCGCCAAACATGGTTGAGGCAACCTCATAAGGCGAGACTCCTTTATTGTAGTGTTCTGGACTGGCTGAATTTCTATGGAATGAAGGGGTGATTACAACAGAATCTCCCCCTGCATTACCACTTTTTGAAAGTAACATTTTAAAGTCATGTTTGACATTGCTAATTTACCTATTTATCTTGTGATAAGACGAGCTTATCAGTAGATGGGGTGAGAAATAATCTTCTTTGTGTATTTGACACCCCTGTAGCAGAGTTGTTTTTGGGCGTTTTTAAGTGCAAGCTCACGCTTCTTTTGAGCGCGGATCATGTTGAGGACGTTCATGGATTTCTCCATCAGAGATTCGCCCCCGTTGCATGGCGAATACGGACTGCAGCCTCTCGGCCCAACGTGCCCTCAGTTTAGTAGTGATTGTTACTGTTTGCCCTTATACAGTTTCGTGCCTACTATCAACGGGTCCGCAGCATCAAGAGTAAATTCTTCAGTAGAGTCTCAATGAGATCTCCTCTCTCACAAGGGTTTGGACTTGCATGGCATGCAGGGGGTCAGGAGTTCGAGTCTCCTTGGCTCCACTTTCAAACTCCTTGCAACGCAAGGGATCTCGGGGACACCACCGTGTGGCTCCGGGATTTTTTGTGTTTGACGTGAGATTGGGTCATCCTGAAAAGGACAGAGGCTATGACTGAGATCTCTTGCGCTGCAGGCAGTCTCATCCTACTTTGGACAAAGCCATGCCTGGTAAAAAAATGGGTAGACCCCCTAGCAAGGAAAATTGGGTCCTCAAGAACGCTGTCCTATCTGAGATGGGCAGTAATTTCAGGATTCGACTGACTTCTCAGAGTCCTGTCTTCCAGATACGAGGAATCTGTCCATTTCCGGATGGTAAATTCGCGAAAACCAGCGGCATCTACTCCACGGAGCCTGGGGCGGTTGACCGGGTCTTCAAGTTGTGCCTTCATCTGGACGTCGACCCCAACGCCCTGGTGGAGCAGAAAAAGGCCGTAGAGAAGACGGGGTACACCGGTTGGAAAGCTCTCTCACTGGAGCTGGAGAACCACTTACGCAAGCTCGGTATCCAGGACTCTCATCCGGACTACTGGAGGCACTCCAGCGCCCTCTCACGCCAGCTAGGGACCGTAGAACCAGAGAAGATCCATAGGTGGGTTGAGGAATCAGAAGAAAACTCCAGGGAGCGCACCAGGCGGCTCGTTACCTGCAGTCGCCTAATCGAAGTCGGTATGGATATCGACCGCAACTGGATGGATCGGATTAAGTCCTGCAATAAGTACAGCCCGAGTCAGGCCATCGAACCGAGAACCCTTCCATCGGATAAGGAGGTGGAGCAGTTCGTCGATTCTTTGAAAAACCGGGGTTGGCAAGTCGTCTTTGGTTTCATCGCCACTTGGGGCTTACGTCCTCATGAACCGTTCCGACTGCACAGCCTCCCCGATGCTGAAGGACTGATTGAAATATCGGATAACTCCAAGACTGGGTTTCATGTCGTTGCGCCTGCACATCCGGAATGGATCGACCGTTGGAACCTTTGCGACTTTCAACGGCCAAAATTTAATCCTGAAGCCAGCCATGTCGCACTGGGTAAGCGCGTGACGAAATACATGGCTCGTCATCGCCACTTAGCAATTTGGAGGGAAGACCCCAAAACCTATGATTTACGCCATGCCTGGGCAGCGCGTATCCACACACATCCCAAATACAGCAACATCGATGTTGAAGTGGCTGCAGAAATGATGGGCCATGCGGAGAAAGTTCACAGAAACACCTATCTTCGTTGGACGAAGAAGGAAGACTTAAAGCGGCGTCTCAGCCAAAAGTTGGCGGGATAGGGCCTGGGTCTCTTTTCGAAACAACAATTTGGCACGCGCGTTTGTAGAAGAACGAGTCAGTTTTCCCACTTTTTTCAAGAGCTTCTTTCACGCGAAGCCAGTTGCTGTAAGTATTTTCGTCCATGCTTCGGTTAACTTAAAAGTAATTAAGTTAATGAAAGCACTCTTTCGCGGTAAGTGATTGGCTCCTGTACTGTATTTGCGATCAGCAGATGAAGGGCCAGCTGAGTTCAACATCCCCTTTCCATAGATCTGGATCTATGGGGTTACGCCTCACATGCTCTTTGAAGAGCTGTTGAAGTTTGGGAAGGGGCATGTCCAACCTTTTTGCCATCAAAGCAACGTTGGACTGCCCCTTATACAGAATCGCAAGAGCTTCGTAAAGCTCAATATCCATCAGGTTTCACTGATAGGAGCGAACATGGAGTCTTCTGAGAAGGGCTTTGCCACACCATCAGCGCCCTCGATCAGGCACTTGTCAGAGTCGCAAGGCGCTGGACCTGCTTCATAGTCGTCTCCCTTGTCGTGCTTTGAGAGCGCATCTATGAAGTCTTCGTTCGTCCTACGACGCAGTACCTCTGCCTCCAGCTCAAGGAACTCCTCTTTGCTAATAGGCTCGAAGGGCAAACGGGGGAAGGTTTCGTTGGCCTCAAATCTCGCCAGTAGAGCAGCTGAGATATAACCCTCATCATTTTGAATTGAGTCATATATAAGCTTTGACAACTCCTCGATTTCTCCCATTGTGTACTCAATCGTCGCGGAGGTGTTGTGGGCTGTGTAGTGCTTCTGCACCTGCATGTAAAAGTCATACTGAGCAGCAGCGCTGATAGCACTGATGTCAATCTCATCGCATCCCTCAATGTTTGCCCAGCTCACTTCTGTAGGAATCTCTACTAACCACTCTGTGCAGCGTTCATCAAAGGGATTATCGAGAAGCCTGCCTAGCTCGTCTTTATCCGACTGCGAGGGCACCACGTTGTAGCCGTAATCCATACAGGCCAAGGCGATCGGATGGTTTTTCCCAAAAGTAATTCGCCGAATGAAACGTTGGCTTTTTGGTGGATGCCATCCACTGCTTGCACCAGTAAGCAGGCTTTTAGTTCCAGCAGGTTGAACTGTCGTGCTGCGATTCGGGACTCGAAGTCCGTGCTTTTCACAGTACTCTTTGATTGTTTTATCAACAACGATCCGCCAACGCTTCAAATACGACACTTCAGTTGCCTTAAAGGCCTTTCCTTCAGCTGTTTCAGGACGCCCTGCAACAAACCACCGAAGCCAATCTTTACCAAAGGCATGGACAAAAAAGTCGAACAGGCCTGTAAAACTAACACCCACGATTGGGTCTAGTTGTCGACTCTCTCGATAACGTGGCTCTTCAAAGCGATGATGGAGCAGCGCTGCAGCAACAATGGCACCTGCTTTAAAAGCTTGCTCCTGCGCCGCGTAATCGCTGGGATCAATTCTATTGAGATGAATTTCGGAGAGGTTGCAGTGAAAGTTAGTTCCGATAATTTCACCACAAGGATTCAGTCCATATCGATGCAACCTATGGTTCATTTCGACATCATCCATAGGTGGGTTCCCACGCTCGTCATTAATCGCCCATAGATAGTCAGCCGCGCTTTCCTTGCCGGCATTCTCGTAGATGGTGATGAAATGCCCCTTCTTCCGAGTGCTATTCAGTAAGTCGGAATTCGACCGCGCAATAGCCTCCGGCGCATACTGAATTGCACCTTCGCCTGAATAGAATTGCTTACGCACGGCTTCAGTGACTTCTTCTAGTGACGGTTTCTTGTGATAAACCCGTGTGTGGTTTGCCATCCGCAAGGCATCCCGCTTAGGGTCGATCTTCCAGTTCCCCTCGGCGTCTTGTTGCCAGAGATTATCCTTTGCCTTATTTGCCTGCTGGTTATCAAAAGAAAACTGCCGCATACCAGCACTTCTCCTAATATTCCCGGCTACCACTACAGTTGCGGCTTCATCAATCAAAAGGCAGCACTCAACAGCAGTGAGTTTACGTCCTACAGCAGCAGTAAGAATCTCTGCCACCCTGTAGAACAAATCCCGCAACTTAATCGGATTGGAAGTTCCACCAAACCCTTTTAATTTCTCGCCTGCAGGTCTAACAGATGAAAGGTCAACGTGAATATGTACAGGGCGGTTATTGTCGAAATCAAACTCGGTGGCAGCGTCAATTGTTGCTTGATAGGCATCCACCCAGCCCCGGCGACTATCGCCTACTTTAATAATTACTGTGTTTCCTCGGTAATCAACATAAGTGCGTTCATGTCGGTTCTCCGCTGAAGAAGATCCAACACCGATTACTTCGTCAATTTGAATATAATTTCTAATTACAGGCAGTTTTGAAATAAAGTTGTCTTCCAGAATCGCACCTGTGCCAGATCCCATCATTGCAAGATCCATCATCAGTCCAAACGCATCGTTGTCGATGACTTCAGTTGATGTGCAGTTATAAGCTCCTGAATAGTTTTTAGGCTGCTTAGACCACTCAGTCCCTCCGCACCACAGCCACCGGCCAGACGGGAGCATTTGTTTGCGGTCTAAAGCGTCAGTGATAATTTCAACCTCTTCAATATCCAACTTCCCTAGTTCAACTAAACCGTCGATGACACGCTCAGATACTTCTTTGAATGTTTCCCGTGTTCCATCATCCTTTTGGCGACTGTAAGAACGGAAAAATACAGGGTTTGCGGAAGGGGCGTTGTTGGAGAACTCGTACTTCATGAGAGGCCTGAGGGCGATCACGTTCTTTGTGCAGCCCTCCAAGCGTAACCAGGAACGGAGAGGATGGCTAGGCTATTCTCATGTGAACATATAAAGATGATTGAGCGAATTTTCGACGCTGATGGTATTGCTCATTACAAGGTCACCTTCCCTGACGGGGTTATTGCTTGGACAAACTGCTGCTGGATGGCAGATCTTATGCAAGTTCGTTGGGCAGGGCGGAGATACGCTGTTAATTACAGGGGTGAGTGTTTGAACAGTAGTTCTTGAATATTCTGTATCTGCAAAAGAATTACTTGCTTCGCCATAGGACAGGTTTTAGGATCCTGCGCTAGTTTGATCAAAGAAATTAGTTCTTCCTTCAATTTTTCTTTATCGCGCTGGGACATTCAAATGACTCAAAGTACATGGTCGCTCACTGTCGGGGATGATGGAGTATTGGAAATTCCGCCTGAGGTTTTAGAAACGACAGGCTGGACTGAAGATACTTTGCTGGAATGGTCTGTCGAAGAGAATGGCTCTATCAGCTTCAAGGCTGTGGAGCCTGAAGAGAATCGAGATAGCTCTTCACAGCATGAAGACTCCTGAAATAGTGCCTGCTGCCTCCTATTACTACAAAGTAGGCAGCTTTTTCTCCTACAGGGAATGGGATCTCATAAATACGAAATCCATTATGTGACCAGTAAGTCCTTGCCACTTTTGCTTGTAGATACATGCGTATCTCCAAAGTACCTACCTCTGTAGGGATTTAATGCTGATTCCATGTATTCGAAGAATGTGAGTTGGGCTATCCGCAAACCCTGATAAATGGGGATATTGTTGTACCGAAGATTATTCTTCAGCTCCAGCGTAAGTACTCCCTGCCACCCGGCGTCCACCAGGCCTGAAACTGCATGCTGAAGTCCTTCTCTGGCTCTTGAACTAACCAAGTGAAGGTGTGCCTCGACGTTATCGGGTAGTCGGATGGTCTCTACAGTCTCTCCCAGGATGAAGCATCCAGGTGCCATCATTAGTGGACAAGTATCACTGTAAATAGAGAGATCGAGATCTTTGAACCCATCAGGTGTTTCTAGCTTGGCGCGTCTACCAAGGTGAACATCGTAGGAACAAGGTTGAACACACTCCGGATTAAAGGGCTCAACCATGCCATTTTGGGCAAGTTCGGCGATTCGGCGGTCAATCAAAACGTTTCCAGGTAGTAGGTTTTTTGCCTCTCCACTGTTTCCTCGATTGTTTTTTCGAGTGATACCAGTCAAGAAAGAATTGAGCGTCCTCAACAAGCCGGTGGAGCAGGCCCTGAGGAAGCTGTTCGACAATGGCGTCTAATCGCTTTTTGTAATCTTCTCTTGCCACTGGGCTGTACTAGTCCAGTCAAAGATAACGTCATTTAGCGGACCAGTCCGTGCCCCAGCCAGGATCAGCCACGATCGGCACTTTTGTGATTCCTACTTCGTAAGCTGCAGATTCCATGCACTCTTTCAATATAATTTGAGCCTCATCCTTGTCACCTTCAGGTACTTCGAGGACGGCCTCATCGTGAACATTTGCAACAAGCTTCCAGTTATTTTTGTGTGATAAATACTTTTCCCAAAGTATTGCCAGTGCTGCTTTCATGCAATCACCCCCAGATCCCTGAACGCGGGTATTCAATCGGGTTGTATATTTGTCGGTTCCATTAGGTCCCTTGGTGAGTAGACGGCGTCTACCCATTAGTGTTTTGACTGCACCTTTAGAGTTTCCCTGTTCTCGCTGCCAAGCGACAAGTTGAGGGAATGCTTTTTTCCAGGCGTCAAGTTTGCTTTGAGCTTCTTCTAATTCCATAAATAGGCCAGAGCCAGCAGCTTGAACACGCATTGATTTAGCGCCACTTCCAAATAATGCGCCGAAGTTATACGTTTTGGCATCTGTCCGTGTTCTTTTAGTAACCTCGCTTTCATCAATGTCGTTCATTAGTGCGGCTGTACGAGTATGAAAGTCAACGTTTTCTAGGTATGCGTTGATCATATTTTCATCACCACTACATTCAGCAGCAATTCTTAACTCGAGCTGCGAGTAATCAGCAATGACCAAAACATTACCGGGGCCGGCAATGAATCCACGACGATACTTTTTGGCGCGTTTAATTTGTTGAACGTTTGGCTCAGCAGCGCTCGCACGACCGGTATCTGTTCCCAACTGCCGGTAATTAGACCTGATGCGGTGGTCTTTGTATTGTGTGGCATGTCCGATCAATTTTTCTATCTGGGAGCAGGCGGTTTTTAGCTCTTTAAAGGCCAAGTAATCCCTTATAAGTTCATAGTCAGGGGCAAGAAAAGCCAGCGCGTTTTTGTCCAGACTCTTTTCTACCGGTACACCAACTGCCTTGAGTGCGGGCTTTAACTGATCTACTGAGCCTAGATTAAATCCCTTGATCTTGTTTTTACCCTTTCCATAAAATTCTGGGTGTACCAGAACAGCCCCTGTCTCTGGACTTCTGTATTGTTCAAGAACTCCAGCGTTCTCCAGCTTTTTAACAACATGAAGACAGGCTGCATCGCGTTCTTGTAGTTCTTCCTCTAAA